CAACTCTGTAAAGATGGGTCAACTTCTTGCTGTCCATAATGAGAAGCTTGATAAGCAAGACAGGATAGACGAGGTACTATTCGAGAAGATCGACACTCTCAACAGGGATTTCAATAGAGAGACAGAACAGATAAAGAAGGGATGTGAGAGAGATATACGTAAGGTAGATGACAGACTCAGGGTCATGGAGAAGAAGATGTGGAGTATCTTTGGTGCTCTCAGTATTATATCTTTCATAGTCAGTCCAGTAGGTCAGAGAGCAATCAAACCTATCTTGACAAACATGGAGGAGACTGCTACTATAGTACCTAGTGTACCTCTAGTAGATGTCGATAGACAATCAGTTTATACATAATATATCTGCTCATCTAGATCAGTTTAAAAAAAAGAATAAAGGAGTATACAACTTCCGCTGTCCTTACTGTGGTGATTCACAGAAGTATAAGAACAAAGCGAGAGGTTATTTTTTTACGTCAAAAAATGATCTAGTGTTCAAGTGTCACAACTGTGGTGTCGGTAGGAGTTTCAATGGTTTCTTAAAGGAACAGTTCCCACTGGTACATGATCAGTATGTGATGGAGAAGTACAAGGCGGGGTTGACAGGTAAGCACAGAAGTGTACCAAAACCTGTCTTTGATTTTGATAAACCAACATTCAAAAAGAAGATTAATCTTGAACGTCTTTCTGATCTAAATAATTCTCACTTGGCATTAGCATACGTCATGGGAAGGGGACTTCCTCTTGACAAATTAGATCAGTTATACTATTGTCCTAACTTCAAGGCATGGACAAACGGACTCAAGCATACATTCAAATCAACTAAGCATGACGAGGAACGTATCATCATTCCATTGAATGATAAGAACGGAAACCTCATGGGTTATCAGGGCAGGGCATTCCATAACCCTACTGAGATGAGATACATCACTATCATGCTAGAGAAGGATGCTCCTAAAATTTTCGGACTAGACACAGTAAAAACAGATGACACAATCTTTATCGTCGAAGGACCATTCGACTCGCTCTTCTTGGCTAACTCGGTTGCGATGGCTGGGAGCGACCTTAATCCTAGGTCGTTTGGTTGGAGCGATTATATTTGGGTTTATGATAACGAACCTCGTAACAGAGAAATCATCAACCGAATCGAATCCACCATCGACAGAGGAGATAAAGTCGTCATCTGGCCTGAGTCCATAGAGGAGAAGGACATCAATGACATGTTCAACAGTGGCATAGATCCACAAAGTGTGGTAGAATCAAATGTCTACCAAGGGTTACAAGCAAAACTACAATTAAACAACTGGAAAAAAATATGAGCAACATTCAAGTACTAAAGAGAGACGGAACAACAGAAGAACTCAATCTCGACAAGGTACATAAGATGGTGGAGTTCGCATGTGAAGGACTCGCAGGGGTATCAGCATCACAGGTTGAGATCCAATCAGGACTACAGTTCTGTGATGGTATTACATCAGCAGACATACAAGAGATCCTTATCAGGTCAGCAAGTGATCTGATCACAGAGGACAACCCTAACTATCAATACGTTGCTGCTAGGTTATTGCTATTCGGACTTAGGAAAGCAGTACATGGACACCCAGAGATACTTCCCCCTCTTTTGGAGCACGTCAAGGGGTGTGTTGACAAAGGAGTATACGACAGTGCTATCGTGAATCGTTATAGTGAAGAGGAGTGGGACAGGATTAACAGTTTCGTTGATCATGAGAGGGATTACTTGTTTACTTACGCAGGACTTAGACAGGTAGTCGATAAATATTTAGTCCAAGATCGTAGCACTGGCGAGCACTACGAGTCACCGCAGCAGATGTACATCATGATTGCTGCTACATTATTCGCAAACTATCCAACAGAAACGAGACTTGATTATGTCCAACGATACTACAACGCAATCAGCAAGCACAAAATCAACATCCCAACCCCCATCATGGGTGGGGTCAGGACACCCATTCGTCAATTTGCATCTTGTGTTCTGGTTGATATTGATGACACCCTCGATAGTATCTTTAGCAGTGATATGGCTATTGGCAAATACGTCGCACAGAGGGCTGGTATTGGCATTAACGCGGGCAGAATCCGTGGCATCAACAGTAAAATCAGGGGCGGTGAAGTACAACACACAGGTGTTATCCCCTTCCTTAAAAAGTTCGAGGCAACTGTTAGATGCTGTACTCAAAACGGTATCAGAGGAGGGTCAGCCACTGTCCACTTTCCAATCTGGCATCAAGAAATTGAGGACATCATTGTTCTCAAGAACAACAAAGGAACGCAAGACAACAGAGTAAGAAAGTTAGACTACAGTATACAACTGTCTGCTCTGTTCTATCAAAGGTTCATTGAAGCAGGACAGATCACACTGTTCTCACCTCATGAAGTACCAGGTTTATATGATGCCTTCGGTACAGAATACTTTGACGAGTTGTATGAGAGATATGAAAATGATCCAAGCATACCTAAGACATCTATAGACGCACAGGAATTAATCCTTGATCTACTCAAGGAGAGAGGAGAGACAGGACGTATCTACCTCATGAACATTGACCACTGTAATAGTCACAGTTCATTCAAAGACAAGGTAAGTATGTCTAACCTATGTCAGGAGATCACACTACCTACAGATCCTATTGATCATATAGATGACGCAGGAGGAGAGATAGCACTGTGTATACTCTCTGCTCTGAACGTAGGTAAGATCAACAGACTAGAGGAGATGGAAGAACTATGTGACCTGTCTGTACGTGGACTAGAGGAACTTATTGACTACCAAGAGTACCCTGTTGCTGCTGCTAAACGTAGCACCTTAGCACGTAGGTCATTAGGTATAGGTTTCATTGGTCTAGCACATTACATTGCTAAGAATAAGGTTAAGTATCAAGACCCAGAAGCATGGAAATTGGTACATGATTTAACAGAAGCGTTCCAATATTATCTTCTCAAAGCATCCAATCAGGTTGCTAAGGAGAAAGGTGCATGTGAATACTTCGATCATACTAAATATTCAGACGGACTACTTCCTATTGACACATACAAGAAGGACGTGGACGACATCGTACCAAACGTATTGAACTATGATTGGGATACTCTACGGGATAACATCAAAGAGTTCGGACTCAGGCACAGCACTCTGTCCGCACAAATGCCTAGCGAGAGCAGTTCCATTGTGTCTAACGCAACCAACGGAGTCGAACCACCTAGAGACTACGTGTCCATTAAGAAGTCAAAGAAAGGACCTCTTAAGCAAGTTGTTCCAAGTTTTCCGTACTTGAAAAATAATTATACTTTGCTATGGGATATGCCAAGTAACGAAGGGTACATCAAAGTCATTGCTGTCATGCAAAAGTTCTTTGACCAAGGCATCTCAGGCAACTGGAGTTATAACCCAGAGAACTACCCAGATAATGAAGTGCCGACCTCTGTCATGGCACAAGACTGGTTGACCACCTACAAGTATGGGTGGAAGACATCATACTATCAGAACACGTATGATGCTAAGAAGGATACAGAGGAACCTATTGCGGAGGTAGCACACACCGAACTCAATAGTTTATTAACAGATATTATGGAGTCGAATGAAGAAGAGTGTGAATCCTGTACAATCTAATAACGAAATGCCAATCCCCGATGGAATGACTGTCTTCAATACTGAGGACGTTGACACCAATAAACAGTACATGTTCTTTGGTAAACCATTAGGAGTACAAAGATACGACAAGTATAAGTACCCTGTATTTGATAAACTAACACAACAACAGTTAGGATACTTCTGGAGACCAGAGGAGGTCTCATTACAAAAAGATCGTGGTGACTATCAGTCACTAACTGATCAGCAAAAGCATATATTTACTAGCAATCTGAAGTATCAGATACTACTAGACTCAGTACAAGGTAGAGGACCTGGTATGGCATTCATTCCTTACTGTTCCTTACCAGAACTAGAGTCTGCTATGTTAGCGTGGGAATTTATGGAGATGATTCATAGTAGATCTTATACATACATTATAAAGAACGTCTACTCAAACCCATCAGATGTATTTGACAAAATACTAGACGATGATAAGATAATAGCACGTGCCGAGTCAGTTACTAAAGCATATAATAATCTGATCAATGCTGCTCAGAACTGGGGTACCAGTAACCTATACAAAGAAGGTCACAAAGAAACATTCACCTCCTCTTATGAACTCAAAGAACTTAAAAGACTACTCTACCGTGCCATCGTCAACGTTAACATTCTTGAGGGCATTAGGTTCTATGTATCCTTCGCTTGCTCGTTTGCGTTTGGTGAACTCAAACTTATGGAGGGATCAGCTAAAATTATCTCTCTCATCTCCAGAGATGAAAGCCAGCATCTTGTACTTACTCAACAAATCCTCAAAAAATGGCAAGAAGGAGACGACCCCGCGATGGTTGATATCGCAAATGAGGAAAGGGAAAATGTTCTAGACATGTTTAGGCAGTGTGTTGATGAGGAGAAGGACTGGGCAGAGTATCTATTTAAAGACGGTAGTATGATAGGATTGAATGCTAAACTACTATCAAGATACGTAGAGTTCATTGCTAACAGGAGACTCAGAGCACTAGGATTAGACGCACTGTATGACATTCCAATGCGTAGCAATCCTCTACCTTGGACAGAGCACTGGTTAAATAGTAAGGGACAACAGAACGCACCACAAGAGACAGAGATTGAATCGTATGTCGTAGGTGGTATCAAGCAGGACGTTAAGAAGAATACATTCGCAGGGTTTAAACTCTAATGCCTAAGATCAAGTTTGAGAAGACACTACTAATCGGAACAGGCAAGATCACATGGTACATGAAAGCACAGAGATGGGCGAAGAAGCAACGCTTCCCCGTCTCTTTTTTATTGCTCGGTGCTATCGAGTGGTTGAAAAATTTTTGGATTGATGTTAAAATATATAATAATATGCGTGACGTAGACCGTCAGGCAGAGGCACTCAAGAAACATTGGGAGGAACATGACGAACCAACAACCCCACACGTTGTGGAGACAGGAGTATTTGGAGATGAAGGCTGGTCTATCGAAATTTCAAATCCAGTTGTTGAACGAGGGACCTCATCAACTAGCACAGGCATGGTTACTCCAAGCAATGCACAACGATTACAAGAGGATGAAGGGGATAACGGAACCTCCTAGTCGTGAGTCAGGTCACCAGACTACACTGAAGGAGTTCTTTCACAGGCACGATAGTACATGGAATGATTGATCAATATATTAGAGAGTACTGGGGTGACCCAGAACAGAGTGATAATTTAATTAAATTTTACAAGGAAGCACATAAACAAGGCAGGACTAAAGTAGGTAGGGTAGGTAGTATAGATCACCCAGAGGGTAGACCTGAACCAGATAAGAAGAAGAGTACAGAGATGCCCTTCGAGGACATCTGGAATGGAGAGATGGGTGAGGATGTGTGGGGTCTAAGAAACTACATGGACTTCATCACTGACTGCTACTCAGACTACTGGTCTCACTTCAAGTTACCACCACCTATAGGGATCAAGGTGCTCCCACAGATACAATACTATCAGGCAGGAGAGGGTTACTACTTCCCACACATAGATGCTGAAGCATCGGTGATGAGTAGAGTGTTGGTGTACATATCATATCTGAATGACGTACCTGATGGTGGCACCATCATGGTGAACAACGATGGGTTCACTATCCATGCACAGAAGGGTAAGACTGTACTGTTCCCTGCTACGTTCACCCATAAGCATGTTGGAGAGATCTCTAAGGAGCATGAGAAATATATCTGTACAGGATGGGTAGAGTGGCTATGATATATGATACAGGGATCTACGTTCCTATAATATATTCGGATAGGATATGTACTGTCTATGAGACTGGTGTAGTAAAGAAAGCACTACGACATTACCTAGGAGAATACACTTTGAACTGTAAGAAACCAGTAGAGATACACTGGTCTAAGTCAGACACAGGTGACCATGCTGTTGTAGCATGCAGCACCAGACGTATAGGTGTGGACATAGAACTGATGAAACCTCGTAGGTATGAAGCAATCTCTCGGAGATACTTCCGTGAGGTTACAGATGACAAGGAGATATTTTATAACCTCTGGTGTCAGAAGGAAGCGTACACCAAGTGGAAGAAAGATAAGATAGCACACAACTTAAAGGCAGACATAGACAGGCGTTTGATACCTTTGGAGGGATTACCGAACGAAGTCGTAGGGTACATATGTTACTAATGAACCTAAAGTCTTGACTAAATAATTATGTCATGCTATCATGACATTACGTTCAGTATGATATTCATACCGCAAGTAAGCCGACTCGGAACGGATCGTTCATCCCTCTAGTAGGGGGACGCAACAGCCGACTGAAGGAACGGATATTCACAACATCCAACTACTTTAGGAGACAATCTCATGGCACAAGTCACATACCGTGGTGTTAAGTACGACACTAACGATAAAAAAACAGTTAAGTCTGTAGCACAGCTAACTTATCGTGGCATCAAGCATTCTAACGATAAAGTTAGTGCTTAAATATACAAAACTGTTCCCCGCTACATACAGTAGTCGGGGAATTTTTTATGCAGAGACGAAAACTCAAGCAGTTGCTTGAACAACTTGAAGAAGTTATAGCGGAATTAAAACTAGAGGTGTACTCAGATGTAGATAAATATCGTGATGAGGACGGTTACTATGATGAAGAAGATTGATTATGAACAAAATCCCTGGTTATATAAAGGTAAACCTTTCACTACTGACGATATTGGCGATCTCTTCGGTTTCGTCTACCGCATTACAAATATCAGCACGGGCAAGCAGTACATCGGACGTAAATATTTCTGGCAAAAAAGAAAACCCAAAGGAGGAAAGCGTAGAGTCACTTCTGAATCAGACTGGAAGCGATACTTTGGAAGCTCTGAAGAGCTTAAACGAGACATTGAAGAACTGGGCAGAGAGAATTTCAGAAGAGAAATCATCTCAGTACATGACACCCTCGGAAGAACCAACTATGAGGAGACCAGACAACTCTTCATCAACAACGTGCTCACAGAACATGTAGATGGCTTGCCAAAATACTATAATAGTAATATACTAGGTAGATATATGCGTAAGGATTATTTTGATGCTAACAACTGAAGAGTTGGACATCATATATGAGTGGGGTATGACAACAGATCTACCCTACCGAATGGCACCCACCGCTGAGGGATACTCTAACCAACCCATAGGTATGTGTTGGTTGAAGGGTACAGGCAAAGCATTCAGTGGTGTACGTGAGTCATTGATAGATGATCAACAAGTAATTGATATACTATCTAAGGATGAAGTACTGTTTGCCACAGGTGCTATGTTCTACGCAGGAACTAAACTACCTAAGCATCGTGATCCTCCTGTCTACCCCGATAGATATAGAAGGATACACATACCTCTCGTCGTACCTCCTGATTGTTTCATGGTATGGGATGGCGAGAAGAAACCATGGGAGTCTGGAGTATACTCAGTGTGGGATGTACAAGACGTAACACACGAAGCATACAACTTATCCGATGACACATTAGAGTTCATCTTTATAGACATAAAAAAATGAGAGACAAAATGATCAGTGCTCTCCTTGCTCATGCTCAAGGAGATATTCAGAAGCATAAAATGAATGTAGAAGTTTACCTTACCAACCCTGTTGGGATTGGGGAACATTCTAATGTCATGGAAGCAATCGAAGAAGAACTAAACATGATTGCTAAGTATGAGGATCAGGTTACAGTGATCAAGAAACATTTTCTAATCAAAGGACAATGAAACAATACGATGTAGAGACTACTGTAACCTACAAGACATGGGTTAGAGTGGATGCTGACGATCAGAAGGCAGCAGAAAGAAAGGTAAAGGACATGGCATGGGACATGACACGCATACAGTATCAAACTATGATAGAGTCTGCTCCTACAGGTACAGTGAGGGATGTTAATTAGATCTTACATAGACATACACTCTCCTAATATAAACTGTACCCTACAGTATAACTGTGGTCAGATAGGTCGCAAGAACTATTGGGTAGGTAAGGATGATGCTCCACGTAATATGGTGGAGGAGTACGTCCAACAGTGGTACAAGATGTTTCTTACTGGTGACTACAAAGGCATAGAGTATTGGGTATATAAATCAGAAGACGGTAATAGTTTTGATCCCTTTCACTTTGATAAGGACGAGATGGATCCACAGATCACACACCCCAAGTGGTCAGCAGTAGTAAACCTGTCTCTTGATAAGGGTGCCACGTGTATCAGTGACATGAAGTACGGTGACATCAAACCTACGGAGTGTATCTATTCTTATGGAGCAGAAGGTAAGACTGTGATCTGGGATGGCGATGTAGCATGGGCAGACATGGCAAGTTATGATGACTGTAAATTATATCTAAACGTGTGGACAACAAGGAGACCCAAGGGGTTGACCAGATCAAAAGAGATACCATACTATCATCAGGATCTAGTCTCAGGCATCTATAAGAAAGTCAGAATGAAAACTCTAGAGAGCGATGACATCGTGACACACACTCACATGTGTGATGATCTGTTCGATCATTTTGTCATCAAAGAACCTGGTGAGAGGGAGTTCGGAGACCTGATACGTGTGCCAGATTGTGTTGTGTAACGCACACCCTTGACATTAAGAATGTATTGAGGTATACTATATACTATTACAAAGGACTCGAAAGATCGTAACCCTGCGTAGATAAAAAGACACCCATGTCGGGGAGTCTACCATCCGCAGGTTTTTTTATGCCTTGCGAGATAATAAAACAATCATGTCAATTAAATCAACAATCGCTGCCATAGCAGCATCTCCATTCCTACTAGCTGGTGCAGCATTTGCTGGTCCTTATGTGAATGTAGAAACAGTATCATCTTACTCAGGTGACGACTACACAGGACTTTCAACAGAATTCCAAGTTGGATACGAAGGAGAGAACTGGTATGTATCAGGTGGTCCTTTAGTTTCATCTCCAGATAACGGTGAGTCTTCAACTGACTTCATTGGTTACGTTGGTGGTTCTTTAGACCTAACTGAATCAATCGGTGCTTACGGTGAGATCTCTCTTCTAACAGACGAGACTGCTGACAACGCATACGGT